AAAACCTGCAAATTTACCAGCACCTCTTTCTGTTTGCAATAAACTTTCCATTAGTGGATAAACATCCATCATTTCTTCCATTTCTAAATTTCTAAATTTAGCAAAATCTTCTAAAAGGTTTTCCAAAGAAACATATTTTTCATATTTTTTCTTAACTTCCCTTACTAAAATATCGCTTAATCTTTCCTTGCGCTCACCATCATTCCAAATTTTCTTTGCCCTTTTTTCAATGGCTCGGAAATCCCTAATCTTGAAAGGAATTTCTTTTAGAATGAGTTCCCAAGACATAATCAAACTTCCTTCATCTTCTTATCAAATTTTGCTCCACCAGTAATAAATCCAGGAATTATCTGTTCATTAACTCCCTTATTTACGGGTGGATGTTCAGGAACACCAGCAGGAATTGTATTAACGGTCTGCTTTGGTTCCTTTGGTTGTTGATTAACTTTCTTACTCAAATTTTCAATTTGCTGTTTTGCTGCATTTAATCTTCTATTAAT